AGTAGAAACTGTTCTAATGTTTCTATTTACTGATAGTGTTGGTTCTTGTCTTGTTGATGTATATGTTGTAGTAGGAACAGAGGTGGTTACTCCTCTTGTACTTGTTGTGGTAGTTGTTGTAGTGCCTCTACTTGAAGATGTAGTTACGGTATTTGGTCCTGCAGCTGTGCTTACAATTGTTGGTGTTGGATTACCTGCTGCCGCACCTTGTGCAGGTGTTGCAAGTGTTGTAAATGGGGCACTACTTGGTATTGTACATGATGCTACTGCTATTGATGTGTCAGCACAAGGACCTGCATAAACACCAAGCTGTACTGATCCACCATTGCTTGTATGATTGCCCAATACTTCAAATGATAGTGTATATGTTGTTCCCGCAGTTAGTTCAATACCTTGATAGATACCATCAAAGGTTCCTACTGCACCATCGTACCAAACACCGCCGTGTGTTCCGCCGATGTTTTGCCATGAACCAGCTGCAGCTGGAAATGTTCCGTTTTGATACCAAACACCCCAATTTGTAGGTGCTTGAATTGATCCTGGTCCATTGTTTGTTGTTATGCTTATCGCACCACCAGAGGTAAATTCGCCATTAGTTAAAAGATTTGTCTGAGATCCTGGGGCTGTTAAAGTGACATTATCAAAAGTCCAAAATGCGGGATCTTGTCTAAAAGCAAATCCAACATAATTTGAACCTGCATTATTTGGTGTAAACGAGTACGAATAGGTCTGCCAGGTATTCGGTGTATTATTTGTAACCGTACCAATATAACCGCCAGGTAGAACTTGTGATAATGCTATAGATGTTGTAAATAATGTGACAAAAAGTAGAAGGTTATTCAGTATCCTTCTTGTCTTTGTTTGCATATGTTTCCCTCATCATTAGAACGATGTTAATTTTTTGATTTAATCTAATCAAATCATTGTCCAACATTCTAACGCGGTCGATCAATGCAATCAGCACTGTGTTTGCTTCAGATAACACAGGTTTAATTTCTGCCGTAGCCCATTTCCAAACGTAGAAGATCAAATACCCCATACCGCCAGCAGCAACGATAGGAAATCCATATTTGTTAATTAGTTGTACGAGATCCATGTTCAGTCCTTTCTTGCGTCGTTTTTACCGTCAGCTCTTGCAAGTCTTTCGGTATCAGGTCTAACATGAAGTGCTGTTGAAATCAAAGTATCAATTCTCACGATGTCGTGATTCATCGTCTTGACGCGATTATCAAGAGCCATGATAATACCACTCAATCCTTTTACTGAACTTTGAACGCCGGCCAGAATAAACTTTAGCGTAAGAAAAACAAAGTATCCGCCTGCTATTGAAGATGCAATTGGAAATCCAACTTCCGCCACCAGCTTGAAGAATTCTGCTTCCATGGTATACTCCCATAATTAGCGGTGACGAGAGTATTTAGTTTACTTCACTTTTTCCAATTTGAGAAGTTAAATAAAACCCTATAGATTGTGGGATTATCTTATAGTTCACCACGCTCCATTAGTATTTTCTTATTTGCTTGATGTTCAACCTGTGTCAATTCTTTGTTTTCTCCCCTATATGGAACAGCATAATTGTTTTGAATTAACCAATCATTTACTTTTGTTCCATCCTCAAGAATGAACACACCAAGAATTCTACCAAACTTGTCATCATTGTTATCCGATTTTTGTGTCTCAATAATATGCCATGAACCAACAGGTAATTTCTCTGCTAGTTTCTTTTTAGATAAAAGACCTCGTGGTTTTTCTTCTTTGTTTGAAGTTCTAGATTCCGGCGTATCAACTCCAGCCATACGAACACGCTGATTTGCCAACACAATATTAAATCCTAAATCCAAATCAATGTCAACTGTATCGCCATCAAGAACTTTATTAATTTTACATTTATATTGATACACAATTATCCTTTCTTAGCAAAGTTTGCTCTTGAAAATTGCTGACGATTTACCATCTTGACTATCTGGCCCTTGTGTTGAACGACGTGTCCTTCAGGATCAGCTTCCTTATCGTCAATTGATTGCTTCATCGGATTTGATGTTTTTGTGGCTTTATTTAAACCAGAAACAAGAATATTCTTTGCTTGTTGAATGTGATGATGAATTTCTAGTGCTTTACCAAAGTGTTGTTCGTGTTCATCATGATGTGCAAGTGCAGAATTCAATCTTTCTGTCTTTGCTGCTTTGCCTTTTCCAGTCTTCATTTTGTCTACTTCTTTTTGCATACGATTTTGTATATGCTTGCGTAGACCTTGAGTTGTTGGCCTTTCGCCAGTTCTTACTGTCTGATTGATATAAGTTGAAATATGTTCAGCATGACGATTGATGATATCATGATGAACTGGATGCAAATCGTTGTGAAGTGCTTCAGCTTGTTTTATATGATGCTCTACTTGCTTGCTTTCTTGATTTGAAAGATGTTTACCAGAGCCAAGACTAGTTTGTGCGGAGATATGATGTACATCTGGATGTTGCTTGAATCTTGATGTATCTCTTAGGGGAGAAGCTTGTAGAGTTTCTACCTTGTCTGGATTTCCATGAATTTCAGTATGTGTAGCAAAACCAATTTTTGATCTTACTGCTTTTTTTCCTTCTGGTGTATTCTTGCCTATACGATATCTAATTGTGTTTGGCTTAAATGATGTTTCGTTTTTATCTTCTTTTCTTTCACTTGAATCATGCATAAAGTCACCTTGAAATACACCTTTTTTTGGTGCAATTTTGGGTAGATGTTCCAAGGCTGCGTGCATTTTTTCTGCAAGACCTGAAGAGTGGCCAAAATGTTTATCTACTTCTTCGTGTGTTGTTGCATGTCTAGGAGTCTTACCAAATGCTGCATGTTTTGTCGCGACAAAAAACTTTCCGGTTTTCGGATGATGCCCATAAACTATTGCTGGTGAACCATCAAGTTTTGTGGAGATATGTGTATCACCAGAGTTTCCTGTCTTGATTGCTTTATGTACTGCTCTTAGAGCAGAAACGGAATGTTGAAATCCTGCACGACTCTTGATTGCATTATCTTCAGGATGTTCCTGATGTCTTGCGGATGCAATACCTGATTCATCTGATTCTATCAAATATGATTTGAAGTCCAACATTTATTTCCCCTAGTATTATCTATTTACCAGAACCACATTTTTGTTTATTCTTTTTTCATATGCCGCAAGAATTCTTATTCCTGGATATTCTTTTATACTTTTTCTTGATTTATCATTTCTTATAAGAAAATAAACATCTTTATCACCTTTTACATCTTGCATTTTAGTAATAATGTTTGAACATTGTATTATTAGTTTATCATCTTTTAGCTTGAAAGAATTTGTATTAAATGTTTTTGTTACAACAAATCCATTTGGTGACAAATCCGAACCAAAAACAACATCTTGTTTTTCTTCAGTTGTTGCTTTTACAGCAATATTTGGTTCTATAGTATAATAACTTCCTTGATTAAACAATTGTGTTTTTTTATTTTTTATTGCTTCATCAATTATCAATTTAGCTTCTTCGCCAAAATAAGAATCCGCAGATTCCCAAATTTCAGCATTATCTTTTTTTATTGAAATCGGATATATTTTTCCTTTATGATCTATCAATCTAATATCAGCTTTTTTTCTTCCTGAGGTATCTTCGCCAACTCGTTCTGCCTTTATGCAATTCATAATAGTAAAAGATTTGTTTGGTGCTTTAAAAATAACATCAATTCCTGTTTTTAGAGCATATTTGTTTATCATGTCAACAATCGTAACTTCATTATCAACACCAACCGCAGCTTTTCCCTGTTTACTTGCAGGTTTTGCTAATATTGAAATAGGTCCTATTACAACTCGCCCAATAGAAGAATCACTAGAAGGTCTAGTATCATATCTAGAACCTCTTATGTTTTTTTGAATATTTTCTAAAACTTTTACTCTATTTTCATCAGTTAGAATGGCAATTTTATTTGACGATATTTTCTTTATATTATCATAACCCAATGAAATCAAAAGGTCACTAACAATGCTATAATTATACATTTGGATCGCCAGAACTTTTTATTCCACTAAAAGGATTACTCTGTGAAGTAAACTTGATTCTTTGTCTTGCTATTGTTTTATTACCATGTTTGAAAATCAAACTTGTGCCGCCTTTATGAACACTTAGTTGCTTGTGATCGGTCAAATATGGAGCATAATGTTCGTGTGGATTCAAACCATGAAAGTGATTTTCTCCGTTAGAACCCTTGTAAGTCGTATGTCTAATATGATAATGTCCTTGTTGCTGCAATGGTGTAGGATGTGCCTGTAGAATGTGAGTCTTGATATGATGTGCCAAATCTTTTGTGTTCATTGAACTCAAATGCTTATGTGTATCACTTGCTATCTTGTTTAGTGTCTTGGCATGCATTTGTTTCAATGTCCCCCCAACATGATGAGGATATTCCTTTACATATGCTTTTTTTTCCTTGATAGACATGTTTTTTATCTGAGGAAATTTTTTCAGAATATTCTTTCTATGATTTTCCAAAGTATGTTCAGCATTATGCATTGATGCCATTCCTGGATTTGAAACAGGAATGTGTTTCTTGTTGGTATCTGTAACCTTTAGACTTACACCATGATATTTTGTTTTTCCGTTTTTATCTTTAGCATGAATCATGATATCAGAAGCATCTTGCTTTTGTGTAGACTCTACTCCTGTAGATTCCTTGATATTTCCATTCTTTGATGTCCAATGAACATTTTGAATACTATGACCATGATGTGTTTCTATATGATGTCTAATATGATCTGCTGCCTCTTTGGCTCTATTGTAGATTTTCTTGTATTCATCTGGATGCATATTTGCTTTCAATGTATCATGTGCCCGTTTAGGAGATAATCCATCTTTATCTTTAAACTTTTCCATATGTGTTTTACCACGCAAATGATAACCTACAAGTAATTCATGCATTTTACCTTTTGCATCTGCACCAGCACCACCCTGTTCTGATGTTTCTTCCATTAAAAGAGTGGTTTCATATATTTCTTCTTCAAGAAGATGTTCTCTAAATTTTGTTAGCATCATTTTTTTTCTTATCTTGATATTTCTTCTCTATATTGAGTTATCTATATTCTCTTGAATCACTCAATATTTAGTCTTTGCTAGTAGCTAACTTGTCTGCAATAGTGTAAAACATCTTGGCCGTATCTTGATTCCCCATAAATTGTACATACATTCTTTGAGCAACGGCCAGCAACGAACCATTCACAGCAAGAAACTCGTCTCTTGTTTTTGCATCCATCACCATCTTTTCAGCTTTCACCATCGTTTCTCGCATCAATTCTTCAATATTTTCTTCCATTTAGCACCCCTAAATTTAGATATGTTTTTTTTAAAAGTCTCTTCATAACAGGATGATCTGGTTCAAATTGCTTGCGATAGATATTCAAAGTTTGAGATTTATCCCACCCATGTGTATTTACCTCAATCGCGATATCATACGAATATGCATCTATCTCATCTCTTTCACCAAGATATTTTTGTTCTCTATTTCCTCTCATGCATAATGAAAAGGAATCCGTTTGTAATTCATCTCTCTTGATAAATTGCTGATGATGAATGAATTCGTGCTGAATTGTTTGTGCCAAATGAAAGCGAAATAGATTGGGATTATCTATGTTCAAATATCCCTTTGCTTTCTTCGGTATTATTAGAACAATTTCTATCTTTTGAAGTTCCTCAAGATAGAATCCTGCTATTGTATAGTCTTCATTTTCCAGACTATTCGTTCTTTCAATGTTGAACTTTACATTTGTAATCCGCCAACCGGCAAATAAACTCGCAACTCTTTTCTTGATGTCAATAGCTTTGATTCTACCTTGAGGTATATCAATGCCATTGAGAAGAAGCATTAGAGTATTGAATATGAACATATCACGGATTTAGAAAAAATTTTGGAGTAAATCCATCAAAGCCGCCACCACTCATTAAATGCATAACCATGGCAATTGCATCATCTTCAAATATAAACTCATAAATTATTTGATCAGTCTGTGATTCAACAACATTCCAAGTAAATGTATCATCATCTTGCTGTACAAGATGATAGTGATAATTTTCAATCATATTACACCTTTAATCCAGAGTTTTTAAATTTATTTTGATTAAATGAAGACTTCACCACTCTATCTACAAATTTGTCATCTATCCCTTTCTGTTGCCCAGAATCCAGAATATCATCTTGTGCTGATTGCTCTACATCATATAGACGCATCTTTGCACGATCAATACCCAAAACAAATCTTTTGTTGCTTGTTGGATCATTATATCTATTCTTTAATTGCTTAATCATAATTTGATTTAATGCCTCCAATTCTTCTGTAGATATCAAAGCTGCCATGAAGTCTGCTGTTGCAGGTAGACCAAACGACTCTGATGTGTCTGTTAATTCAATGTCTGTGCTTGAAAAACCAGATCTTGTTGTTTGTGTAGCTGATACGATTGGCAACTTGAATTCAACTGCAAGACCACGAATCTCTTCGGCAATGGCTTTGATGTAAGTATATGAATTAATATTTGACCCAGGTTTAACTCTGGCCGAGCAACAAATATTGAGATAATCAATAAAGATTATATCTGGACGAAAACTCTTTTTCAAGAGCAATTCATTTAGCAATGTGCGAAAGTGTGTTGTTGAAGCTAAAGCAGTTGGATATTCTTTGATGATAAGCTTACCTGTTGTTGTCTTTCTTACTCTTTCAACTTTCTTATCGTAAATATCTTTTGGAAGATTTGAAAGATCATCCAAAGTAACATTAAGTAGATTTGCGTCAATACGTTCTGCAATTTTTTCTTCCGCCATTTCCATTGTGATATAGAGAACATTGTAGCCCTGAACAAGGCAAGCAGACGCAACATGACACATAAACAATGATTTACCAACACCGGTGCCTGCCAAAAACACATTTAATGTCTTTGATGGCAATCCACCCTTTGTAATCTT